AAATTACGACGAATATATAAGGGCAGTTGGAGAAGCAGCTGGAACAACTGCAGAGGGACGAGTTAATGAAATCGGTGCAACCGCCACTAGAAGGGGTGCGGATTTCATGAAAAAGAACAAATCAGTCATTTATTTGGCTGGTTTAGCGGTTGCGATGGCGGTGGTTGGTGGAGTGGCTGCAAGAAAGAAAAACGAATCAGAAGCCTACGATACTACTATGGAAGCAATGCCAGTAGAAAGAGGCAGAAAACCGTATGGTATACAACAATCTGTATTAAATCAAAGAAATAACATCGGAAGGAAAAGTCCACTGTCGACCGCTGGAATAGTTGGAAATTTGGATAGAAACAGAATAAATCATACTTCAATGGGAACAGATAAAAACAATCATCTATTTCAATTTTAAAGGATAAAATATGTCTTTGCTATCAAGAATAACCAGAAGTAAGTTGGGAATGTCATCCTTACTTGTTGGCGCTGCAGGCCTTGGTGTTGCATCAAAAACCCTGCCAGCCGCAAGGGATGCGACAATGGATGTTTTTCTTGGCGATCCGAACGCAGATGAAAGTTTTCTTGGAAGAAAACTCAATGCAAGCTCATTCATCGACTCAGCGCTGGGATCCGTGGGCAAAGACGTTGGTGCGGGGAAGGGAACGTTGTTAGGCGCTGGGATTGGAGCAGCTGTTGCAGGTGTAGGTTCTTCAATGCTTGGAGCAAGGTTTGGGACAGCGAGTAGGATTGGGATGCTTGGAGGTGTGCTCGGTGCTGCATACGGTGCAGGAACGGGTTTTGGTCGGAGGAATGTCGCAGGGCCAGTCAGTAGGTGCGGGGACTCTGGGTGCTTTAATTGGTAGCTTTGGTGGCTATCAAGCTGGTAAAGTTGTTGGGAATCTTACTGGTACTGGATCAAGAGCCGCTGTTGGTCGGAGCGATTGCTGGTAGCGTACTGGGTGGACTATTCGGGTTCACTAGTCAAACTGGAGCATATATTAACCGCAATAAAAGATTTATATCAGAATCTCCGTATGTCGGGACAAGGAGACTTTCAAGAGATACAATGAATTATGGTGGCGGATTATACCAAAGCGGCGCAAAGAACAAGTCTTTGGACACTGCAGCCGACCTCAACGCAGACGGTAATATAGTTTTAGGTATGCACAATCTAAGAAGAGGTGGATAAAATGTCCGACGTCAACGCCAATGCAGGGGTGGAAATAAATCCGCTTACTGAAGGATATTATTATGGATTAGCTACGTCTCCATTTGTTCAGGACAATGTTCCAAAACCCATATCCAACCAAGTCAGCGGAATTTTCGGACTTTTGGAAAATCCATACGTTAAACAGCTTGGAAGAATGTCTGCACCATTAACCGCTGGTGGATTCGCAATGCACAGACTGCAAAACACCCTAATAAGGGGTGGAATTGGAGACGATCAAGGAGTTTTTAGAAGAGGCTTTCAAAATATATTTGGAAGCACAAAAAAGTACGGAAGGTTTAGAAAAGGAAACCTGCTACCAGATGACATGGGGCCAAACAGATTCTTGGGTGGCACAAATATATTTGGGGCGACTACAGCTAGGGGTAGGAGGCTATCGAGAGTAGCCGGAGGCGGTTCAGGTCCATCGGTCGGAGCGATGAATACTGGAATGGCAAAAGGCTTTTTTAGAAACAATAGACTTTTAAATCCAAGAAGATTTAGTAGGCTTCAAAACCTTAGTGCATTTGGAGCTGGTCAAGGCAGACCATACTACGCACCATTTGGCCTGGGTGCATTTTCTTCTATTGGAAATCTTCTTGCAAAACCCTTTGGGTCAACGGCTGAAAATCCATTTTTTGGTGGCGGAATGCTTGCAAGGATCGGTGCCGCAAAAAAGATAGAACAAATGTCGGCAAGGGGCATGTCTCGCGCAGTGGCAACTGCAGATATGAACATAGCAAGAGTGATGGCAATGAACAATCCTATATCGTTACTGACGGATAGCGCCGTTGCTGGGTACACTAGAGCGGCCGTGGCCACTCATGGTACGACTGCATCAGCTGCAACAATAAACGCAAGCGTCAGACAGGCAGCCGAGAACGCACTGAGGGATACTGCAACTGCTCCACTGAACGATCTTCGGAAGATCGCTTACTGGAGCAGCAGGATCGGCAGCCCTGACAAAGGGCGACAGAGCATACGCACTTGTGCAGGGACAAAGGGGTAGGATTACTAAAAACGTACTTAACTTCATGTTGACGCCTGGTCACGGTGAAGAAATGATATCAGCTCGTGGTACGGCAGGAAGATTAGCTACCTACGGCACTTTCTCCTTCATGGCAACTGAGCAGGCTGAAAAAACAATAACCTCAATGTCGAAGGGGTTAATGAGGAACACCGCCTTCGCTGATTTTGTAGCTGAAAAATTGGGAAGAAGTGCAGGAATGGCAGCGACACAAGAGGGCGCCGCAATGCTTTCGAAAGAACTTCTAGAAAAAGGTTTTTTTGAGACTCTTGGAAAGAAAGGAGCCGCCAGAGCAATGTTCAGCACTGGAGCCAGAGGAGGTCTGTCTGTTGCGGCTCAAGGTTTGCGGATTGGCACTTCCTGGAATAAACGCGGCTCTTGCCCTTGACTTTGCTTACCAGGTTGGAAAACTTGGCGGAATTGCAATTAAACAGGGAATTGATTTTAGCAAAGATGCGATGAAGTCGATGCAGGGAAATATATCAGGAGGAATTTTTGGCGTCTACAAAGACAACGAGGTCGCAGCAACATCCAGGGCCAGGGGCGTTATGGCAATACAAAATAGCAGACTTAACGCAAGGTCGTTACTCGGTTCCGAGGGTGCTATGATGGCCGCACATTTTGGATAATTTATATGTTAGAAAAAACAAAACAATTTAGAAAAAAACTCGAAAAGTTATCCAGGGAAGATTTACTTGAGATTATACAATCACAAAATCCAGAGTACATTAAGCAGATCAATAGAATTGAATGGGTTTTTAGAAATAAACTTTCTCATCTTACTTGGCAGGACGGATCTAGAATATTAGAAAGGCCAATGAGCAGGTCTGAATTAAGCCTATTGATAGAGGAGCCGTTTGAGATAGATAATTCGCTGTTGAGTGCAGGTATTTCTTCGGAAATACAAAAACAAATACACATAGCAAAAGACCCCTGTACGTGGTCAAAGAATTTTTTACGGAGTAGAAACTAGGGTTTATCAAACCCTTATATTGAGGGATCCATCGCTCAGAAAAGTACTTAGAGCAGGTCGTCGTTTGGGAAAAACCTTCAGTATTGCGATTGCACTCCTGCATTACAGTTACACAAATAAAGACGGTCGCTGTCTCGTAATCGCTCCAATGAAGACTCAGGTTGAACTGATATATCAAGAGATAAACAAACTTGCTGCAAAAAATCCAGCGGTCTCAAATTCCATAACCAGGAAAGTAACCAGTCCTCAGTTTATGATAGAGTTTTCAAATGGTTCAACCATTCGATTTTTTACTTCTGGGATGAGGTCTGGCGGAAAATCCGATGTTGCTCGTGGTCAAGAAGCACACATGATAGTTTTGGACGAAATGGACTATATGCACACAGACGACCTGGATGCACTATACGCAATGCTTCAAAAAACAGCAGAGGATCAACCAGACAAGATTTTAATTGGTGCATCTACCCCAACTGGCAGGAGGGAAAGATTCTGGGAGTGGTGTAGATCTGGAAGGTTTAAGGAATTCTGGTTTCCGTCCTACTGCAACCCGTTTTTTTCCAAGGAACAAGAAGAAGAATTTAAAGAACAGTATTCCGAAAGTGGTTACAGACATGAAATAGAAGCGGACTGGGGAGAGGACGCCGAGGGCGTATACACAAGAAGATTCGTAGACATGGCTTTTGTGGAACCATCGTGGAAATACGTTCCAGAAATAACTTCAGCTAAGTCGGTTTACGTCATAGGAGTAGACTGGGATAAATATGGAGCTGGTACCAACATAGTAGTCCTTGAATTATGTAACCAAAATCACGAAGAAGAAAGATTCAGGAATAAAGTAAGGGTTGCCTACAGAGAAGAGATAGAAAAGTCGGAATACACCCTTACCAATGCGGTAAATAGAATAGTCCAACTAAACGACTCTTTTCATCCAAAACATATTTATGTCGATAGGGGATACGGCGAAGTGCAGGTTGAACTTTTAAAAAAATACGGAATAGAAAATCCGCAATCAGGCTTAAGAGAAAAAGTTAAGGGTATAGGATTTGGAGAGCTCATAGAAATAAGGGATCCATACACAAAACTTCCAATTAAAAAAGAAATAAAACCATATATGGTTGATAATGTGACTCAGTATTTGGAAAAAAATGCTCTTTTGTTTCCAATTTCAGACGAAGAGTTGTACATGCAGATGATATCCTACGTGGTGGTCAGAACAACTCATACTGGAAGACCGGTTTTTGAAGCTGGCGGATCGGCGGTTGATCATGCGCATGACGCATTAATGTTGGCCTTGCTGGCGATAACCGAAAACTACGGAGATTTAGGAAAAATACAGACCGCAACAAATGTAGAGTCTTTTTCAAACACGTTCTTCATGCCCAAAAATCAAAAAAGCACTGGAGAAGACGAAGAAAAAACAGAATCTGGTATAATATTAAATATAAATAGAAACGCAAAACTAAA